TTGTAATTACCATAGCTCTGCCAGACGGTACCGAGATCTTCAAATCCAGTCCGATCAAGGCGGGTCAAAAAACCGACGTTATCAAATTATCGCAGCCGCTGAAGGCTGGAACCTATGAAGGCGCTGTTATGAAATACTCATGCTTTTCTGAATTGGATGACTCGCCTATGAATGGCGCGAATACAAAATTCACCTTGGAGGTGGTAAAATGAAAAAAATCTTTATTGCTTTTGTTTTAATCGTGGCTATGCTGTCGTTGTCAGTAACGGCCTACGCTGAAGATGTAACATCCGCAAGTATGACCGTGACATATGAATACACAGCTCCAGATCCGCCGCCTGATACTACAACCTACATAGTAAACATTCCGGCAAGTGTGACGAATGATAGTTTGGATCTGGTAAAGATAACGCTCTCAAAAAACACAATTCCAGCTGGCAAGGAGCTTGTAATTACATTCGACTACGAAAAGTCAACTCCTAGCGGTGGTTATTTTAAAATCTATAAAGACAAGGGCAAAGCCACTGAGGAGTTCATTACCTGCAGAATATTGACTTACTCGGACAGCGCAAAAACTAACGGCTCTTATTTGGACGGTTTAGATAGAGATGCGGTAGCAGCTAAGTTCTCAGCTGGCAGTACAACGCCATCATATGGAGGCTTCTTGGAGTTCAGGCCATTGACTCAATATGCAAGTGTGAGCTCCGGAACCTATACCGGAACGGTATATTTCAATATTGAGGTAAAGGATGTCGATTAACTGGTTACTCCAGACTCTATTGTGCAGATAAGATCAGCGTGCAGATCCTTCCGGGAAGTTGGTGAACATTTGAGCTCGGCACTGCCGGGCTCTTTTTATATTGTTTTATCATATATCACCCTAAATCCGGCACGTATTTCCCCTTTATTTTGAATTTTAACGCCAGCATGGGTATTTACCTTACCTGCTTTAAATTCGCTCCGTACAAGCCAAATCTGGCCGTTTCTCGCCTGCATTTTCGATATGGACATGTCTGTCCAAAAAAAAGCAAAAGAGCGGATTTTATTCCGCCCTTCTGCTTTTAAGGCTAACCTAATACGGTTCTTTGAAAATCTGGCTAATGCGAGGCATTGCTTTCTCAATAATAGGATCCTTAAATGGTCTTGGAGCCATTCTATCGGTTCCCTCTTCGAGATATGGAGCATACTTTACTTCAGTAGTAATTGCCGGTTTTATTGTTACAGTATTGCCTATTCGCTCGGATGTAGATTGCGGTCTCCAACTCATACTCAGGTTTCCGGTTCGCATTGCAGGCGGTTCTCCTGGTGCTGAAGCAGTGTATTTGCTTTTTGAAAATGGCCGTTTATAAACACGGCCGGAGCGCTTTCCTCGAAGGACAATTAAAGCTGAATTCCGGAGCTCGTTAGCCGCACGGAATGCCCTTGATTTAGCTTGATAAGTTATTTCCTCCACTATTTCGTTTACAGCGCCCTCTAAGCTTCAGCCACTCCTTTCACCGGCATATTTGCAAAAATGCGGGCCAGTCTTTCTGCCAGCTCGTCTCCGATGTCGTCAGTCATTTCGCGGATATAAGCCTTCAGTATGGCCACCACTTTGTTTTCATCGGTGTTGTCTCCGCCGCCTTCAATCGTGAATTTAGGCTCTGCTTTGACTTCCACCTTTATGGTTATGTTCTGGCCGGGTTTTCCGGTTGCAGGCGCTACCGGGATTTCGTCCGGTTCCTCGCCTACTATTCTGCCGTCTTCGTAGGCCCTGACGCCAAGGAGTTCACCGGTCCGCTGCCATAAGTCGAGGCCTCTTTGTCTCTTGCTTGGGCTTAACGGGATAATTCCTTCAGCTCCATCCTCGGCCACTATGCCCATGTGCGGTTTTGTTATAATGCCGCCGTATGCATGCTCAAGGATACTGCCTTTGCCTTTGCTGGTTGTCAGGCCGGTTTCCTTTGAACCTTTCTGACCCAGGCCTCCGAGCCAGTCTTTGAAGCTCTGCCACTTGTCGCCGATCCACTCGCCGATGCCGCCGAGTTTTTCGCCTACCCATTCCCAGGCCTTGGTTGCTCCGGTCTTGATGGGTTCCCAGACTTTCTGTTCAAACCATCCCGACACTCCGGACCAGGCTTCGCTTATGGCATTCTTTGCTGCTGTGAACTGTTCTCCCAGCCATGCTCCTGCTGTCTGCGCTGCGCTTTTCACCGGCTGCCAGACCGATTCATCAAACCAACCTGAAACAGCTCCCCATGTCTCGCTTACCCAGGTCTTGGCCTCGCTCCATCTTTCGCTTACCCACTGGCCTGCCGCCTGGGCTCCTGTTTTGACCGGTGTCCATATTGACTCTTCAAACCATGTTGAAAAGTCTGACCAGCGCTCGCCTATCCATGTTCTCGCATCGTTCCAGCGGTCGCTTACCCATTGGCCGGCTGCTTGAGCTGCATTGCTTACCGGGTTCCATATCGATTCGTCAAACCACCCGGAGAAATCACTCCATTTGTCTCCGATCCAATCTCTTGCCTCGCTCCATGCCCCTGCTGCGATGTTAATTGCTGAAATACCAACGTCCTTTGTCGGGGTCCATATCGAAGTTTCGAACCATTCACTGAACCCGCTCCACTTGTGACTGATCCAAGATACGGCGTTTGAAGCTCCGGTCTTGATGGAGTCCCATGTGTTACTTGCCCATGTCTTGGTATTTTCCCAGAACTTTGATAAAGCTCCGTCTTTGTCTGTTGCGTCTGATAGGGCTTTGCCGGCTTTATCTCCGGTTAAAAGCGCCGCTGCGCCGCCTATTCCTGCACCGATTAAAGTTCCAAGTCCAGGCATGATTGCAGTACCTATTAAAGCGCCTGTTCCGACCATACCTGCTTTGGTTCCTGCGGTTACATACTCATCTTTAGCAACTTTGTTATTGCCTGCTTTGCTTGCTTTTATTCCCTGATAAACATCAATGCCTGCGCTACCAAGTCCGAGGATCCCGCCTATAATTCCGGCTATCCCTGCGGCGCCTGCAGCTGCAGCTCCACCGGCAGTTGTTGCTCCGCTTCCGAGTGCTACTCCTAACTTGGCCAGGCCTGTTGTTAATGCGCCTCCGGACGCTACGTATGTGCCATTAGCAAGCTTCACAGTATTTATAGCATTTCCTGCCGCTCCCGCGGCGCCCGGTAAAGCAAGAGGCATTCCTCCTCCAGGAAGCTTCGGTATTGTCGCGGGTCCTCCTCCAGGTAAGCTTGGAATGTTGTTTATGATTTTGCCCCCGCTTCCGCCTCCTCCAATCGTTGGGCCATTGATGTAAACTACGGAGGCCGTGACGGCCATAGTGGAAGTTATGAAGCTGTCAGGGACAAGAGATCCTGTTGCTGCCGGTACTCCATCTTTGCTCCCTTTTCCGAGGAGATTAATCAAACCTTTACCGCCTTTCCCAATCAGCTTGAAAATTCCGAGCTTTTGAAGGGCCAATGCTATTGCGCCGGCCGACAGCCAGGATGTACTACTTGGTTTCTCTCCTCCTGGAAGCAGCGTTCCTGCGTCTTTGAATACGCCCTTTATGGCGTTCAGGATTGCCTCGCCTACCTTCTTGCCGTCAAATCCACGTGTAAAACCTTCAGCGAATGAAGCTCCTATGCTGGTCCCGTCCTCTACGGCGCCCCTGGCGTCAATTCCGAGTATGGCCAGCAATCCTGCAGAGAGTGCAGTTCCTATTCCTTCGCCGATTTTACCGGCTTTGTCTGCAAGCCAGGCCTTACCGGTTGAATTCCACCATTCGTTGAACGGCTGCGCTATGATTTTATCCCAGGCAATCTTCAGCTTTTCTCCGAAGTTCTTAGCGTCTTTCCATTCCTTGGAGTTGACCATGCGCTGTATGCTGTTTCTCAAGGCGTCCACTCTGGCCATTACCCATTTGGAGATATTTGCTCCGGCTTTCTTCCAGGCCTCTCCCCATTGAGCGATGATATCCTGGTTCTCGTCTATCCAGGTGGTGATCTTTTCAAGTCCTGGCTTTACGCCTTCCCACAAGCCTTGTCCCCATGGCCTCAAGAGTGAGTTTTGGAGAGTGTCTTTAAGGGTTGAGATCATACCTTTGGCCGTCCTGGATTGGTTGTCCATCATTCCGCCGAAGCGCTTATCCATGCCTCGTAACAATGCATCGATAACTTTTGCCGCTTCTATGCTCTCTTTACCGATGTTCGCTATCTGCTCTCCGGTGAGGCCGAGCTCTTCCTGCAGGATCTGGTTAGCTGGCACGCCGAGCTCCTGGAGCTGCAAGAGTTCTTCTGTCTGCGCTCGCCCTTTGGCCTGCATCTGGCCGAGGGCCCTGGTGATTCTGTCTATTCCTTCAGAACCGGCTCCCAGGCCGCTGGCCGTATCGCCTATGGTTTTCAGCATATCCAGCACCTTATCCGCTTCAAATCCGAAGGCCATTAAGAGTTTGCTGCTGTTGATCAGTTCCGGAAATTCGAACGGTGTTTTATTCGCAAACTCTGACGCTTCCTTCAGGAACTGCTGGGCCTTCTCGGCGCTTTTCAGCATGGTTTCAAACGCTATCTGTGTCTGCTCAAAATCCGCGGCTATATCCATCGGTTTATAAATGCCGGCAAAAGCGCCGGTCGCACCGAGTATAGCTCCCTGGATGGAAGTCGCAAAGTTCCATAGGCTTCTTAATGGTGCCGTGGCCAGGTCGATTACTTTCATCGTAAAGCTGAACGTCTTACCCGCTATGCTGCGTGCTTTTGATGAAACTTTACCGACAATGCTTGACGCCCTATCCAGCGCGTCAAGAACGATCTGGTATTTTGTTTTATTCATCTGCTCCAGCCGTTCCTGGGTCCTTTGACTTGCTTTATCAAAGGCATTCAGCTTATTTTTGGCCTGGGACACTCCGGGCTCTGTGTTATCCTTGATGTTTATCGGTATCTCTATCCTATAAGTCTCAGCCATTCTCTTTCCTCCTTTCTGCAGTATTTTTTATTTGATTGATCGTTAGGAGGGAGGAGCTCTGACACAGAAAAGGCAACTGCCGGCTAATGCACTTATAAAGCCTTTCCCCTTTGACTTTCCGCTTTTCACGTTATCCCTCCTTTCTGATTATAGCTTCCCGGACTATTCCTCCGAGCTGTTTTCTGGCCTGATTTCAGTCAAGCAAAAGTCCAAAATGTCGCATATTCGCTTTAGTGCAGCGGTTATGTATTCTTCGTTCATAGGACTGCCTATCTGAATACTATTAACCAGCTTTTTGGTTTCTTTCAGCTTGTCCATGGCCGTCTCATGTGGTGCCTTTTCAGCCGTCTTTCTTGCTGCAGCTATCCTTTCCTCTTGCTGCCGCTGTAGCTCCCGGCGTT